GAGACAGATTCAATAATTTATGATACAATAGAAGAGAGTCTAGGAAAGTATGTTCCACCAACCTCTTATACAACTACAACACAAGAGACATCTGAGACAGAAACTCCTACCCAAACCAATACTATTACAACTTCTATAGTAGTGGAAGAAGATACTACAACAACGACGACTTCTAGTTCCACAATGAATACAGACACTACTACACCAACACCACCACCAAGTGACCCAACACCACCAAGTGACCCACCAAGTAGTGGTGGATATGGGGGAGGTTATTGATGGACGAGAGAGAGATACAAAAGTTATTAGACTCTGATGATTTCAAAGAACATATCGCAAGATTTTTTCGTGATACTAAACCCACTTGTTCTATTACTGGTGGTGGCCCTACCGATTTGCATGGGAGATCTGAGTATTGTGTAAGCACAAATACAGGACAAGGACTTCATTTTTATGAAGGTGGACAAGGTAAAATGAAATCAAACAAATCTTTTGAAATTTATTCTGGATATTTACCTGAAGTTAATAATGGTGAAGTAACTGGTGAGGGTGATATTGCAATTAAACTAGAATGTAAAAATGGAGTAATTCATATTGAATCAAAGTCAAGTGATATAGAAATAAATGGTAGAAATATATCTTTAGTTGCACAGAAAAATATTTACTTAGATGCAAATAAAAATATTAAAACAAGATCAGGTGCTGATACAGAAATGGTTGCTCAAGCAGATTTTACCATTGATGCAACAAAAGAATTATTCATAAATGGTGGCGGTGCTGTTGGTATTCACTGTGAATCGGAAGTTATTCATACAACATCTGGACTTGATTCCTCCATCGCACCAACATTTTATGATCAAGTCAGTCCATTTCATGAACCTTCTCCAGAGGTATCTAAGATTGATGCTTACAATGAAATAGGATAATAATATGGCAATTAAAAATCTCTCACTACAAACAATAGGACTTCACGTTGGATTTAAAGATTATTCAAAACTATATCCAAGTCAAATACCTTATACTGAAGCAGGTGTTTTAACCAACTCTGGAGTTTCAATATTTGGTGAGGGGCAATCATTACCTGGTGATTTGGCAACAGTTCTAATAGGCCCTCCAAATCCACAATCTGGAGTTAAACAAAATCTATCACTTTATATTTTAGGAAATAGTTTTCAATTAGGAAATCAAACACAAGTTGGTGATTTTACTTTAACTGGCAATCAAAAAATTACAGGTAATATTACAATCAGTGGCACGATGCGAGCTGGATTTGCCACTTGGTCAAGTTCAATCGTTGCTACTAGTAAGTTATTTGATATTAAACATCCATCAAAAAGAAATCATCGTCTTGCTCACGCATCTCTTGAGGGCCCAGAGATAGGTGTTTATTATCGAGGAGTTTTAAAAGACAGTCAAATAATTGATCTTCCTGATTACTGGAAAGATTTAGTTGATTCTAACACAATTACAGTTCATTTAACTCCGATTGGAAATTATCAATACTTACATTATACACTTGCTGAAAATAAAATTGTAGTGAGAAACTTTGGTAACACTTCGATTCATTGTAGTTATATTGTTTATGGTGAGAGAAAGGATGTTGAAAGGTTGACGGTTGAGTACCAAGGCGATACAATAATGGAACAAGGTAAACCTAAATAAAAACATCTTGCCAGCAAATTATGCACATTAAAAGACACCAGTTAAGAGAGTTACAATATCTGCAAGAGGACATTGCAGAATACTTTACTGATGAGAATATGGTAAGTGGTGAAACCTATTGGACTTGTATCGAATCAATAGCAATTGCAAAACTTGCTGAGTTGCGTGGGGATATAATTTATACTGAAGAATAAATATGGCATTGTTTCATCCATTTGTTTTAGATAACGCTGCAGGTCAGGAAACCATCGTAGGTATTGGTTCTGATCATGACAAATATGGTGTTGGAATTTCTTCTAATGTTCATATAACAGGTGTCTTAACTGCATTTGGTGGAATTAAAGATAGTAATGGTAATATAGGAGATTCGGGAAAGGTTCTTTCTTCAACTGGAATTGGTATAAGTTGGATTAATACAAGTGAGGCAAACGTTGCAAGTGCAAGTAACGTTGGAACAAATGATGCAAGTTCTACAAACGCTACTCACTATCTTGCATTTGTCAGTTCGACTTCTGGTAATAATCCTGTTCGTATTGATACTGCTCTTACATATAATCCTAGCACAGACACTTTAACTGCTGGTAATTTTGTCGGTGATATTAGTGGAACAACAGGTGGATTTTTAACTGGTATGATTATGATGTGGGGTGGAACTACTGCTCCTACTGGTTGGCAATTATGTGATGGTGGCACTGCTTCTACATCTGCCTTACAAACACTTCTTGGCCAAACGAATGTTCCTGATTTAAGAGATAAATTTGTTGTTGGTGCAGGCAGTGCATATGCTAGACATGCCACTGGTGGTGAATCTACTGTGCAATTACAAACAACTCACTTACCATCTCATAGACACTTTGCATTCAGATCAGGAAATCACGGACAATTAAGAACTGGTAGTAATTTATCTGCTAACAATACACCTGGTAGTGGATCTGGTGCTTCAAACCTTTATGAAGGTTATAATATAAACCACTCTAACAACGATGCTGACGTAGGTAGAACATCACCAACAGGTAGTGGCACAGCACACGAAAATAAACCACCATACTACGCACTAACTTACATTATCAAAACCTAATTATGTACAATTTGAATTTTAATAATCCTGAAGTCTTTTTAAATAAAGACTTTATCGGGGTGTGGGACAATGTTATTAAAGAAGATTTTAATTCTTTCATAATTGACACAATCAATAATTCCACTTATATACATGGAAGGAACAAATTATATGTTCAAGATAAACAAATAAATTTAGAAACTTTTAATTCAGATGCAACTAAGCATATATTATCTGCAGTAAGAATTTGTTTAGATCAGTATATTGAATGGTATCCATTTTTAGGTGACTGGAATTTTCATAGTAGTGGATGTCTTTTACAAAAGACTGAACCAACTCAGGGTTATCATAGTTTTCATTCTGAGACTAGTGAATTATCAAACGCATCAAGAACTCTGGTGTGGTCTGTATATTTCAATGATGTTGCAGAGGGTGGAGAAACAGAATTTTTATATCAAAAGCAAAAAATAAAACCGAAATCAGGTAGAGTAGTCATATTTCCTGGTTCTTTTACTCATTTGCATCGTGGTAATCCTCCATATGAAACTAAGTACATTGCAACTGGATGGTTGGCAACCAATACAATTGGTCAAACTAATTGTATTTTATAGTATAAATATCTAGAAACAAGCATGGATCCTGATTTCTCATCAATAAAACTTAACTTTGCACCTAATTACATAGAGGCTTTAAGGTTTATGAGAAATATGTTATTAAGAGATAGTGATTGGACTCAATTCAATGACTCTCCCCTATCAGATTCAAAGAAAACTGAATGGAAAACATATCGTCAGAATTTGAGAGATCTTCCCGCAACGGAAGAAGATCCAGAGAATCCAACTTGGCCAACAAAACCCTCGTAATGTATTGACATCACTAATAATGATGCTATAATGGAATGAAAATGATCTTTTAATTTCAAAAAACCCAGAAAAAAAATTCGGGCCAAAAATTAATCCATAACCTTTTTGAAGGGGGGAGTACAAAAGATCTCCATGTAGAAGGAGTGCCCTCCCTTTCTTTCGTGATAAATAAGACAGAAGAAAAAATTTAGTGTGCTAATACGATGCCCCTTTCAAGGTTAGAAAATTTTTTAGTTAATACAGATGGTAATATTCTTTATGTAAACCCATCAGATTTAGATGCGACAGATAGTTTTGATAATAAGGGAAACTCTTTAACAAGACCCTTTATTACCATACAGAGAGCACTGTTGGAGGCAGCTAGATTTGCATATCAAACTGGGCCAAATAATGATAAATTTGATAGAACAACAATATTACTTTATCCTGGTGAACATGTAATTGATAATAGACCAGGTTTACATATCAAAAATAATGGTGGTAACGTACAATATTTTCAGTTTGATTCAGATGTGACAATTGGAACTGATTTAGAATTAAAAAACGATTCAATATTTAATTTAGATGACATTGGAAATATACTTTATAAATTTAATTCTGTACATGGTGGAGCAATTGTTCCAAAAGGAACATCAATTGTTGGACTAGATTTAAGAAAGACAAAAATAAGACCTTTATATGTACCGAATCCAGACGTTGATGATAGTATAATTCCAAGATCCTCATTATTCCGTGTAACTGGTGGATGTTATTTCTGGCAATTTAGTATGTTTGATGCGAATAGGTCAGTATATTATAGTAAGACTTTTTCAGAAAAAAGAAATCCAAGTATATCTCATCACAAACTAACTTGTTTTGAGTATGCAGATGGATTAAATCCTGAAAAGAAAACAGGGGAAAGCGATTTACAGATGTACTACTATAAGCTTATGAATGCTTATGGTGCTAACACTGGCAATAGAAGTATTATAAGTTACCCTGCAGCTACTGAAGCTGAGAATGATTTTGAACCCAATACTCCAGAGTTTAAAATTGTTGGTGATTTAACTTCAACTACAGGTAATGCAATCCAAACATTAACTTCAAGTGGATTAGTTGCAACAGTTACGACTCAAGATGCACATGGTTTAACAAAAGATGATCCTGTTCGTATTTCAGGTATTACATCAACTCTATATGAAGGATCTTATAATGTAAGTGGTATTACAAGTGAAAGGACATTCCAATATGTGTTAAATGCAGATGCAAATGATGATACTGTTGCTGTTGATCAAAATAAAGCAAAGGTAATTATTGAAAGTGACAGTGTTACAGGTGCTTCACCATACATTTTCAACTGTTCATTGAGATCTGTTTATGGTATGTGCGGTCTTCATGCTGATGGAGCAAAAGCAACTGGATTTAAATCTATGGTTGTGGCACAGTTCACTGGTATTGGTCTACAAAAAGATGATAAGGCATTTGTAATCTACAATGAAACTACGGGTGATTACGATAATACAGTCACTGCTGCAGCAGAAACTCAACGCCCACTATACATCAATCAAGATTCAGTTTACAAGAAAAGATACGAAAACTTCCATATTAAGTGCTCAAATGATGCATTTATTCAGGCAGTTTCTGTTTTTGCAATTGGATATGCAAATCATTTCTTGTCAGAATCTGGTGGAGAACAGTCAATCACAAACTCTAACTCCAATTTTGGTAACAAAGCATTAGTATCAAAAGGATTTAGAAAAGATCCTTTCTCTCGTGATGATACTGGATACGTAACACATATTGTTCCTCCAAAAGATTTACAATTAGATTCGACAAACGTTATATGGAGAAGTTTAGACCCAGAGGTGACACTTTCTACTGGCACAACATCAAGACTTTACATTGAAGGTGAAAAGGATATAACTAACCCACCAACAAACGTTGTAAATGGTTTTAGAATTGGAGCAAAGCAAGACGAAAAATTATATTTAAACGTAACTCTTCCTAATAATGTAAGTGCAACTTATACTTCACCAGTATTGATGCAAGTTTCATCTGGTGATGGCCCAACCTCTAAAAAGGAATTTACTGTTGATCGAACAACAGAAGAAAATAATATTGTTTCAAATGAAATTACTTTTACAGAACCACATAATTTTATAACTGGTGAATCTGTTCGAGTGTATAGTGATAATGGTAGAACTCCAGATGGAATTAAAATTGGCAAATTATACTATGTAATTAGCACTGCTGCAACTAAAATTAAGTTAGCAAATAATGAAAATGATGCTCAAGATAACAACCCACTTACAATTAAAAATAAATTAGGTGGAACATTAACAGTTATTAGCACAGTAACAGACAAAATACCTGGTGATATCGGACACCCAGTGCAGTTTGACACAACTAAGAATCAATGGTATGTACTTGGTTCTTCAACAAGAACTACAAACAAAATTTATGATGGATTTGTAGGATTTTCTACAGATATTATCAAGAATAATTCTCAAACTTATGTTCAAAGAACTCCAGAAAGTCGTGCATTAAGTGATCGTATCTATCGTTTACGTTATGTTATTCCAAAAGAATATTCAAACCCTATTGCAAAGAAACCAGAGAAGAATTATACCTTACAAGAATCTAAAACTGTATTTGAAGAGGGTACAATAATAGATGTTAAATCAAATCGCAACCCAAAAATTATTGCAGGCATCGCAACCGATTCAAGTAATCAATTTAAGGTTAACGTAACTTCAGAGATACCACATAAGTTAAGTGTTGGAGATAGAGTACGTATTAAAAATGTAAGAAGTTCCACAAATACTACTGGTATTAGTACTGGTGGATATAATGGATTATATGTTGTCACAGGAACACCTACATCAAAAACATTTAGTTATACAAATGAAAATGTTGGTGGGTCATTTGCAGGTATTACAACAGTAGCTCGTGATACTTCAGATTCTTCTTTTAATTTAATAGATTTGCCAGCGTTTGAAAGAAATGAATATGATACATCATATACAATTCATGACGTAGAAACAATTCAAGATTATATTTCAGATCAACAAGACGGTATTTACTATCTTACTTGTTTAATTGGAAATATATCTCCAACTGTTTCTGAGTTCTCTGATCTAAAATATAAGCAA